CCTGGCCGCCGTCTTCGGGTTTATTGATATCAACGGCTGCCGGCAGTGCCGGGAATCTGTCCTGATAGTCGGGAAGAAAAATGGAAAGTCCTTACTGGCCTCCATCGTCGGTCTTTACATGCAGATAGGGGACGGGGAGCCGGGGCCTGAGGTTTATGCCGTCGCCACGAAACGTGATCAGGCAAAAATCATCTGGACTGAATCAAAACGCATGGTGCGAAAGTCCCCGGTTCTGCTCCGGAGAATTAAGCCTCTTGTTGCGGAATTGTCCTCTGAGCTTTTTAATGACGGAGTATTCAAGCCCTTGGCATCCGACAGCGATACACTGGATGGCCTTAATGTTCATTGCGTTTTAATGGATGAGATTCATCAGTGGAAGAACGGGAAAGCCCTTTATGATATCATGGCGGACGGATGCTCCGCCAGAGATCAGCCGTTGGTTTACATCACATCCACGGCCGGTGTCATCCGGGAAGATATTTATGATACGAAATACGAGGAGGCAGAAAAGGTCATAAACGGTCTTTTTGACGATGTCGGGTATAAAGATCCTCATTTCTTTCCGTTTATCTATGAGCTGGACAATCGGAAAGAATGGACTGACCCAGCTTGCTGGAAAAAGGCGAACCCTGGATTAGGTACCATAAAAAAAGCGTCTACACTGGCGGCTAAAGTGGAAAAGGCAAAAGGGAATCCAAAGCTGGTCAAGAATCTGGTCTGCAAGGAATTTAATATCAGGGAGACTTCTTCGGAGGCATGGCTGACTTTTGAACAGCTAAATAACACGGAGTTGTTTGACCTTCAGGAGATGAAGCCGCGTTACGGCATCGGTGGCACCGACCTTTCCAGCACTACGGACTTAACCAATGCCACAGTAATATTCATGGTTCCGAATGACGACAGGATCTATGTCCTGCAAATGTATTGGCTGCCGGAGGACCTGCTGGAGCAGCGAGTCAGGGAGGATAAAATTCCTTATGATTTATGGGCAGAACAGGGACTTTTGCGCTTAAGCCCGGGGAATAAGGTACATTACAAATACGTCAAAGAATGGTTTGAGGAGGTACAGAATGAACTTGATATCTATCTGTTTAAGTGTGGATATGATTCATGGTCGGCATCTTACTTTGTAGAGGACATGAAAAACACATTCGGTGTTTCTGTACTCGAGCCGGTTATACAGGGAAAGAAGACGTTGAGTAGCCCAATGAAATCTCTGGGGGCAGATTTGGAAAAGAAAAAAGTGATCTATAATAATAATCCGATATTAAAATGGTGCCTTGCCAATACATCAGTTGATGTTGATAAAAATAACAATATCCAGCCCTGTAAAGGGAATCTGGGAACACGCCGAATTGACGGTACGGCCGGATTGTTGGATGCATACGTTACTCTGGAAAACCATTTAGAGGAGTATTTAAGCGTAATTTAACAGAGAGGAGGCAGGGAATGTGGGTTCCAAAGCTCTTCCGGAATGCCGGAAGAAGTGCTGTTTACAAAATGATAACCGAGCAGGGGAATGGCTTTTTCGCGTGGAACGGTAAATTATATGAGTCAGATATCGTAAGGTCCTGCATCCGGCCTTATGCGAAGGCGGTAGGAAAGCTGGTAGCAAAGCATGTCCGAAATGATGGAAAAATTTTTGAAGTGAATAAGGAAGCCTATATGCGTTTCCTTCTGGAAGAACCGAATCCCTATATGTGCGGTCAGGTGATGCAGGAAAAAGTGGCAACACAGCTGGCGCTGAATAATAATGCTTTTATCCTGATTGTCCGCGATCCTAACGGGGTTCCGGAACAGCTTTATCCAATTCCGGCAGCGGGGGTAGAAGCGAAATACGAAGAACAGGAATTGCACCTGAAATTTTACTACTTAAACGGAAAGACATCCGAATTTCCATATTCGGAAATTATTCATCTGCGAAACGATTTTAATGATAATGACTTGTTTGGCGACTCACCCAAAGAGGCGCTAACACAGCTTATGGATATCGTGGCAACGACGGACCAGGGACTTATAAAAGCAATCAAAAACAGCGGCGTGATCCGATGGCTTTTGAAATTCAGTTCATCCATGCGGCCGGAAGATTTAAAAAGCGGCGTGCAGGAATTTGTTGATAACTATTTAAGCGTATCCAGTTCCACATTTGGAGCGGCCGGCGTTGATTCGAAGGCGACGGCGGAGCGGATTGAACCGAAGGATTACGTTCCTAATGCTTTGCAGATGGATAATACGAAAAAGCGGATCTATGCATTTTTTAACACGAACGAGAAAATTGTCCATGCAAATTACACAGAGGACGAATGGAACAGCTATTTTGAACTTGTAGTTGAACCGCTTGCCGGGCAGATGTCGGGCGAGTACACAAGAAAGCTGTTCAGTCGTCGTGAACGCGGCTTCGGCAATAAGATTTACTTTGATGCGGGGAATCTGCATTGTGCGAGTTTGTCGACAAAGTTAGCGTTACAGGCGATGGTTGACAGGGGGGCTTTAACACCAAACGAATGGAGAGAGACACTTAATCTAAGCCCGGTGCCGGATGGCGATAAGCCGCTTAGAAGGCTTGACACACAGACAGTCAATCAGATAAAAGGCCTTCTGGAGAACATGGAACTAAATAACGTAAAGGAGACGAAGGAGGGGGTTCTTCGGATATTAAAAGGAGGTGAGAACGACGGCGAAACGGATTGATATTAAAGGGCAGATAGTGGAATCAGGAAACGACTGGATTTACGATTGGCTGGGAATTGAAAACACTTCTCCTAAAAAGATTTTGAAGGCGTTACAAGAGGCTGGCGGGGAAGATATTGAAATCTACATCAATTCGCCCGGTGGGAGTGTTTTTGCCGGGTCTGAAATTTACACAGAGTTGCGGAACTATGCCGGAAAGAAGCTGATTAAAATCACCGGCATTGCCGCGAGTGCCGCGTCAGTAATTGCGCAGGCCGGAGAAAGCGAAATAAGCCCGACCGGGATGTTTATGATGCATAACGTAAAAACATGCGCATCCGGAGATTACCGGGACATGGACAATACCGGAGACGCACTGCGCGCGGCCAATCAGTCAATCATAAATGCATATATAGACAAAACCGGGATGGACACAGATACGCTGCAGAACTTAATGGACCGGGAAACATATTTATCGGCCCAGCAGGCGGTTGAGTATGGATTTGTAAATAAAATCATGTTTTCCGACAATGCGGTCCCAATGTATAACGGATTTGACACGATTCCAAACGAAACGATTGAAAAAATCAGGAATATGATTAAGGCTCCGGGACACGATGACTCGGATTGCTTATCAAAAAAGAAAGCTGTGGCAAGGCTGCGGATGTTAAATTTGAAAGGAGAAAAAAATCAATGACAAGAACTGAGTATGAAGCAAAAAGAAAGACCCTTATAAACGAGGCGGAGACGCTGATCAACGAGGGAAAAGTGGATGATGCAAACGAAAAAATGAATGACGTGACGAAGCTGGACCAGGATTTTGAGGCTGCCGCTAAAGCATCGGCAAATTTAAAGGCAATGTCTCAGGCGCCGCTTCCTTTGGCCGGCATGGTGGATGGAACCTCATTCACTCCAACAAATCAGGTTGAGCCGGAAGATGTGTATGATTCAATCGAATACAGAAAAGCATTCATGAATTATGTATTAAACGGAACAGCCATTCCGGAGAAATTTAAAAATGCTTCCGCTGTCACAAAAACAACGGATGTTGGTTCCGTCATTTCCCCGACAGTGGTAAACCGAATTGTCGAAAAAATGGAATCGATGGGAATGCTCCTTCCGCTTGTAACAAGGACCTCTTTCAGCGCCGGCGCTACAATTCCGACATCCAGTGTAAAACCAGAGGCAACATGGGTGGCGGAAGGCGGTACCAGTGACAAGCAGAAGAAAACAACTGGCCACATTGATATCAAGGGTTATAAGCTCCGGTGCGCGATTGCAATGACATTAGAAGCCTCTGTTATGTCCTTGCAGGTGTTTGAAACGGTCTTTGTTAAGAGTGTTTCTGAAGCAATGGTTAAAGCACAGGAAACAGCGTTTATTAATGGAACCGGAGTAGGCCAGCCGAAGGGCGTATTAAAAGAGACAGTTGAACCGGAACACAATATTGATATTGCGGCAAATGCCGACCCAACATATCAGACACTGGTAGAGGCGGAGGCCGCACTCGATTTAGCCTATGAAAACGGTGCCGTATGGAACATGACAAAGAAAACCTTCATGAAGTTTATCGGAATGGTAGATACCAATAAGCAGCCTATTGCCAGAATCAACTATGGGATTGAGGGAAAACCAGAGAGAACGCTTCTCGGCCGCCGGGTAGTCCTGAATGATTACATGACCAGCCTGGGGGCAGCTATTGAAGCGGATACCGTTGTAGCGTTCCTGTTTGACTGGTCGGATTACATGTTTAACACCAATTACAACATGGTGGTTAAAAGTTATGAGGACAACGACACAGAGGACCAGGTTACAAAAGCTGTAATGATTTGTGACGGTAAGGTAATCGATAAAAACTCTCTTGTCACAATTACGAAGAAAAAAACAAGTGCTTAAGAATGGAGGGCTAAATGAGCATATCTGTAGAAGACATCCGTAAATCAATGAGGATATCTCATGATGCCCTCAATGATGAAATCAGTCGAAACCTTCAGGCCTGTTTGCTGGATCTGGAACGGGTAGGAGTCAACGCCGCGAAGGGCGGACCCTTAATTGATAAAGCCTGTGAGTTGTATTGCAAATGCCAGCAGGATTATCAGGGGAAAGCAGACCAATATAAGCGAAACTATGAAGAGTTGAGAGATGCAATGAGTCTGGCAGGTGATTATAAATGTACGACAACCTCATAACATTAATAAACGAACAAACAGAGGGCCGGGACGAAGTCGGGAATCCAATCAAGAATGAAACAAAAAGAGTCCTTTTTGCCGAGGTTAAAAGTATTGGGCAGTCGGAATTTTACCAGGCGGCCAGCTCAGGCCTTCGGCCGGAGGCAAAATTTATCATTGCAGATTATTTGGACTACCAGGGCGAGAAAATTCTGGAATATGCCGAATATGGCGGCGCCAGAGCGCAGAGGTATAGAGTAATCAGGACTTACCGGACAGGAAATGAATTGGAAATAATATGCAGGAAGGAGTTGGGGGTATAGTGGCATCTGGAGGAAGGAAACTGGTAGGAATCGGAGACATGGTGGGAGAAATCATGGGTTCGATGCAGGAATACGCTGAGCTGTGCGCAGAAGATGCAAGGGAGGTCGCAAAGGAGGTGGCGAAAGATGCGGTAAAAGAGCTTAAAAAGACCTCTCCTGAGGGAGCCGGTAGTAAGAAAGGCCACTATAAAGCTGGCTGGACCTATACTGTTGGCCGCGACTCTGCCTACAAAATAGGAATTACGATCCACAACTCCAAAAAGCCTGGGCTGGCACATTTACTGGAAAAAGGCCACGCCAGGCGCGGCGGTGGGCGGAACGTCCCGGGTAAGGAACATATTTCTCCTGTAGAGCAAAAAGTCATAGAAAATTATGAAAAACGGCCGAAAGAGAGGTTATCGCGATGACAGAGAAGGAAGTATTCCAGATGGTAAAATCTATCGGGCTTCCGGCGGCGTATCATCATTTCGACGAAGGGCAGTCGCCTGAGCCTCCCTTTGTGGTGTACCTATACCCCGGAACCAATAATTTTTCTGCGGATGGAGAGGTATATCAGGGAATCAATCAGCTTGATATTGAACTTTATACCAATAAAAAAGATTTAGAGTCAGAAAAAAGAGTGGAAGCTGTGCTGAAAAAGCATGGCTTTTTCTATGAGAAAAATGAAACTTACATCGAAACAGAAAAGATGTACGAAGTGTTATACGAAATGGAGGTAGTAATCAATGGCTAATAAAGTCAAATACAATCTTAAAAATTCCCATTATGCGGTTCAAACTGTGGGAGATGAAGGAAAGATAACGTTTAGTAAACCTGTGCCGATTCGGGGTTCTGTGAGCATTTCACTTGATGCCCAGGGAGATATCAGCCCGTTTTATGCGGATGGAATCGTATTTTATAAGTCCGCGGCAAACAACGGATACGAGGGAGATTTGGAGGTGGCGTTACTTCCGGAAAGTTTCCGCACAGATGTCTTAGGGGAAAAACTTGATGAAAAAAAGGTACTGATTGAGAATGCTGATGCAAAACAGGCAGCATTCGCCCTCCTTTTTGAATTTGACGGTGACGAGAAGTCCATCCGGCATGTGCTATATAACTGTACCGCCGCGCGTCCATCCATCGAGTCCAACACAAAGGAGGAATCCATCGAACCAGTGACGGAGACACTGACAATTTCCGCGACCCCGCTTCCGGATGGCCGGATTAAGGCAAAAACAAGTGATACAACCGATGAGGGAACATATACCGGATGGTATGACACGGTTTATGAGACACCCACATCAGTTCCTGGGGCATAAGAGAGGAGAAACATGATTACAAAAAAAATCAATATAGACGGCAAACAGGTAGAATTTCGGGCCTCCGCGGCAATCCCGCGGATTTACCGGTCAAAGTTTCATCGGGACATTTTCCGTGACTTGATGCATTTACAGGAAATGATTGAGAAAAACGATGACAAGGGAAGTGGAATCGAACTAGACAGTTTGGATCTGTTTGAAAACGTCGCTTATATTATGGCGAAGCATGCAGACCCCACACAGCCTGATACGCCGGACGAGTGGCTGGACCAGTTCAGTAC